AATTCTAGTATTCCAGTAGTTTTGAGGTCTCCGCCTGTGTTTAAATATACACCTGAATTATTCCCTAACCCATCCGACATCTGTTTAAGAGTTGCAGTCAATACGTCATTATCTGCAGTTTTAAATATACTCTTATACGTTAAACTTATTTTATTTCCTGTTAGTGTACTCATTTTTTATTTTTTTTAGATAAACTAATAACTTTTTAAAGTTTGTTTTTTTTATATTATATTCTTTTTTCATAATACCCATCCTACCCAATTAGCTTGTCCGTCTGGGTACATATCGTCATTTGAATTACTATAGTACTCTGGGAATTTAGTTGAAGCATTATAATTCATATAGTCGATAAATCGTCTAGTATAGAAATCTGCATAGTCTCTATATTTTTGTACTAGAAAATCAATTTCTTCTTTTGAAGGCAAGTCTGCATTTTCAGAACGGTGCTTATAAGTACCTCCTTGTTTTGTAGCATAATTTGAAAACGGTAGGTAGTCGACCATAGCAAACATTATAAGCATAGGCTGTACATAATCATTTACTAATAAAGTATAATCAGGATTTGCACCTGGTGTTAATGTTCCTGCAGTTATTAAAGCTGAGATTTTATTATATAACTCAGTACCCAAATAATTTTGAATATGCATCTGTTGGGAAATTTTTATAAAAGGCAATAGCTTGTCAGTATCTACTGACCCATCTATAATAGTATTTCTTACTAAGTCTGTTCTCGATATAAATAATGCTGTAGCCATTTTCTTATTTTCTATAGTTAGGGTCTAAGCTCCACCAGTCATTTTTTGGCTGTGCAACTTGAGCAACTTCAGGCACGTTAGTTTCTATTTGAGCTTCCTTTTTTAGACTTGGGTCTAAAGCTGCAATTTTACGTCTGGCTTCCGCTACTGTTATTCTTTCGTTATTTTTTCTTAAATATGTTCTTCTTTCCCAGTAATGTTGACAATTAACTCCACCTTTATAAAGCCATAAATTGTAAGTACTTTGACCTTTAGGAGCTAACTCAGAATTGTCAGAGCTTTCTTTATTTAAGTCTTCCATTCTATAAACTTTTTTAGCTGCCCACATTTTACGACAAAATTCTCTTTCTGGATTATTACTTCCGTAGTATCTATAGCGTACTTTTATAATACTAGTGTCTTGAGAGCTTTTTTTATTTGGAGTACTAGTAGGCACTGAAGCTAAGTCTGTAGCAAATTTTAAAGAATGATTTAGTATTTCATCAAACTGGTTTGCAGGTCTAGAATCAATTAATTCGTAACCCTCCATTTCTTCGTCTTCCCCTTTACTATCTAATTCACTTAATATAGCCTTAGTTAGTTCTTCGTTTACATTTAAAGGAACACAATTCGGAACTTCTTTACCGTCTTTTATTTTAGTTCCTATCATTTCATAACCATCATAACAAGGTTTTTTAAGATCAGTATGTTCTTGACAGGGCATATACCAAGTCTTGCCATCCTCTTCGTGTTCGTGATAGCCCATACATCCTATTTTATTAGCCTGGTCTTCTGCTTCCTCGATAGTTTCGTATGCTATTTTCCCGTCAATTTCTTTTGATAAAGAAAACTTTTGTCCTGTCTCCTCTTCTATTTGTTCTTTGTTAGTAGCGTTAGATAGGTCGTTAAATTCTAACGGCTGTAGCGTTTTAAAGTATAAATTAAGCACTATCTCGTTGTAAGCTAGTATATCGTCAAAAGCATTTAGTAATAGTTGCTGAAAAGGTCTAATAACGGTATTATCCATTAACGTAGAAGCAGTAACGATTTCCTCTGCATTATTTCCAAATCCTGTCATATCTTTAATTCCAAATAAAATAGGACTAGTAACCCTGTGAGCTACCATTATTTTTCGCATAGACTCGCTAGATAAAAATTCATATTGCTGTGGAGCGTCACTTAATTGAACAGCCTCCATAGTAGCTGCAGAATCTGCGTTGTCATTAAAAGCTAATATAAATCTACCTGCGTTAGAAGTCCCTGTGTATTTAGCTGCTATCTTTTGTTCTATAATATTTCTTTCTTCTTCTGTTGGAGTTCCGTTGTTAAAATTAAGAAGCATTGAAGGAGCTAGACCGTTCATTATGTTGTTTAAATGATAGTTAGCTATTTCCTCTTCTAGTTCTGCGTATTGAATACCCCCTTGGTAATCTACAGGACTATAGTATTTAAATCCTGCTCTATAAGGTTTTATGTATAGTATTTCAATTTCATTATTAGAAGTTCCAAATACAGGTAATCTTTCTAGTTCGTCTCCTTGTTGAAACTCTTCCCAGTCATAAAAATAATAGTATGCAGGAATTTCTCCTTCCTCATTACATTTCTCAGCTCTTAGCGTTTCTATAGGGACGTGCTCTACTTGTGCAATTTTAGTTCTGTCTTGAGTGTATATGATTTGCATAGCACATTGACCCATTAGCTTTAAATCACTAGCTAGTTTCATTTGCATATCTTCAGAAAGCATAGACTTCATTTGAGCATACTCTGCAGGTTTTCTATTTGAATCAGTAGCGTCTAAATAACGTCCTACGATCATTTGTGAAATACCGTTTATTAAAGCATTGTTAGTAGCCGAGCCATTATACCTGTCAATAAGAAATTGAAAGTAGTTATTGTCAGCTCCATATTGAATCCATTCTTGGTTAGAAACTTCTTTGACTTCAGGAGTTGTATAAGTGCTTAATTGTAAAAAATTAACTTTCATATTAGTATATTATATAATCATTGTTTCCAGAAGTGTTTTCTATATATAATCCTTGGTTAATATCATAATAGTTATTTGTTTCTTGGTCTATAGTTTGATCTGTACAAAATATTTTATCTCTAAAAATAACAGTCCCACTAGTATTAGTAATTTTTAAATCATAAAACCTTCCTTCTACAAGATTTAAGTTCATTGTAATATACATTAAATCATTAGTTATTACAATTCCTACTTCGTCTTCCCACTCGTAATTAGCCAACTGCCACTCTAAAGTATTTGTGTTCCATAAAGCACCAGAAGTTGTAACACAGTTTTGATTGTTTGTACTTTCGTCTCTTATACAAATTTCTGCGTCTGTAACATAGTCCCTAGGTATTATGTTAAAAGTTTGCGGATTAGTAGAAGTCGTTAAAACTATCATTTACTTGTTTAATAGTATAACGTAATAATTTTACTTTTTGCATAATAAATATTTATAAAAAGAAAAAGGGCTGTAAAAGCCCTAATCCTAATCTAAACACAGAAAAAAACTTTTTATGCAGGGTCTATAGAAGTACCTATAACTAAAGCACTAACAACAGCACTTGCACAGAAAAAAGCAGGTAAAGTCTCTTGGGCAGTAAACGTCATAGAAAATCCTGTGAAATCTGCTAAAGCAGTTCCGCTAGAAATTGTACCTGCAGAAACATCAGCTCCGTTATACGCTCCTACTAGGAAAGTATTAGAGTTAAAGTCTTCTACAAAAACGTGAGGGTTTCCTTTAGCGACATCTTGCAACTCAGCTTGAGTCTCTTTGTCTAATTTTTGTAATTGTATAGTTACGTTTTGGTCGTAATAGACCGTTCCATTTTCAGCACTAGCTGTAATAGTTTCCTCCATTCCTGAAGAGCCTGGTTTTACTAGATACCTATATCCTGCAGGTGTTGTAGAAATTGTAGTAACTTCTGCTCCTGTAACTGCTAAAGTACCTAGGTCTCCGAAATCAACTAGTATAATACTTTTAATTCCACCTACTGATTTTAAACAGGGAAGATTCCTTCCTTTTTGTAATATTGAACAACTCATTTGTATATATTTTTATAAAAAAAAAGGGCAAGTAGGTTGTCCCCACCTACCCTAAATTTTTGGTTAATTTAATTATTAAGAATAAACTACGATGTCAGAAGAGATACCATAATTTACAGCTCCACTAAATCTGCAAATTACTCTACAATTTTGTGAACCATCTAAGTCGCTCATATCTAAAAGTTTAACTTCATTCATATTTCCTACTAAAGAAGTTCCAAAGTAAATATTAGATTTCTCAGCAGCGAACATACTGTTGTCATTCATTCCTTGAGCAACGAATACTTTTACTCCGTCAAACGATAGAGAACCATTGTTCCACCATTGAGTACCCATTGAATTAGTACCTGCAGCACCTAGTCCGTTAGCTCCGAATCCACCTAAAGCTCTAACATAAGCTCTAGCTACATTTTGAGAAACGTATAAGTGAAGGTCTTCTTTTCCATATAAAGCAGAAGGAATTTGATCTACTACAAGTCCCATTTGTGCAATTACGTTTGCAGCATCAACTGCAGCAGCACCAATTTTTTGAGCAGCAGGGATAGAAGCATCTGCAGCGGCTAGAGTTACTAGTCCCGCATACTCTCCTGAAACTCCTGCAGTTCCTCTCCAGATAGTTTGCTCTGTTTTTTGAGCAATTTCTGCAGCAACGTGAGCTAAGATAAAGTCACTAAATGCAGGTGGTAAATTCTTAAATCCAGAGAACCCCATACTTTGAGCTTCCCAGTCTTTTAAAAAGTCAGACTTACATACTTGTAAATTTACTTGTAAGTTAGAAGGCTCTAAAATTCTTTCAGTTAAGTCGATGTTTGACGTTGGGTCAAAGTCACAACTTGCGTCTTGTACTAGAGAACCAGTAGAAACTTTTTTGATTACTTCTTTATAATTGATATTAGGTTTTACAGTAATTCCACCATCATTAATTGTACTTGCAGAAAGTAAAGCCGCTGCTATGTACTGATTTCCAAAATCCCCTGAATAGGTTGTACTTATTGAAGTAGTTGTACCTAATTGTATATTTCTTTTCATTTTATTATTTATTTATTTATTAATTATTATGCTTCTGAAGCCCATACTCCTACGCCTCCTACAATAAACCACTTAGTTAAAGATACGGCTCTGATTATTACATAGTCTCCACTGTTTGCAGTTGCTTTAGTGTTTACCCAGTTTTTATTTACTACTCCACTTGCTACAGAATCTGCTGCAGCGTTAGAGATACTTCCGTTAAAACCATCTGTTGAGTGAGGGCTTAAAGTGATTGTGTTATTACCGTCTGCTCCTGTATTTCTAAATAAATATGTTAATCCTAAATTTTCAGAATGAATCTGAGGTAGAGAAATAACTAGTGCGTCAGTAGCTACGTTTTGGTCGATACCTGCGTCTCCTGCAGGAATTGATAATGATGCAGAGATAGTATTTTGTGATACTTGTACTCTTACGTCATCGTTACTTGTGTGTATAAATGTACTCATTGTTTTAATTATTATTTTTTAATTTGACTGATTTTTGCTAATACTCTATCTATAGTTGTCTCAGGTCTGTTTTGACCATATAGAAAAGTATCATTCTTTTTTGTTGGTGCGTGAGCTAAAGGTTTTCTAGCAGGTTGTTTAGACATTTTTTCTTTTACTTTGTCTACTTCTCCATATTTTCTTTTTAACTCTTCAATTTCTTCTTTTACTTCCTCGATAATAGGACTTACTACTTCTACTACTGCAGCAATAATATCTCCCATTTCTGGAGCTACTTCGTCAGGTACTTCAACGATTACTTCTTCCTCCATATCCTCTCTTACGTCTTCTTTTTCGTCTGCAATACCGTCTTTGTAACCTTCTTCTTCAGCTTCAGGAACAGTTTCAAGTCTTACCTCGTCTATCATTCCGTCATCTTTTACGATTAACATTCTACCGTCAGAAATCATATACTCTCCTGCAGGTAGAGGAACTCTCTCGTCTTCGTCAGTTACGATAAAAACGCTTTCCCCCTTGTCATAGCTATCGGCAAATATTCTAGTACCGTTATCCAGGACAAGTTCTTCTAGTTCAACATTAACCCCTAGGAGCGTGTTGATCTTTTTTAACATTTCACTTGCTTTCATTATTTATTATTTATTTATTAATGTTTATTCTATACTATTAGCTTTATTTATCATATTAACAATAGTACTTTCGTTCTCGTCTTGTTCTCTGTATTCTAGTTCCATATCTATAAAAATTCGGTTTCCATAACTATATATTTCTGAATTGTTAGGGTCTATACCTAGCTCGTCAGATAATTGTTGATATGAGTTTAATTTTTCTTCTAGATTATCCATTTTAATTTTAAACTCTGAATAGTAGTTATCAAAGCCTTCAAACTTTTCGTAGAACTCGTCAGCTAATCTTTTAAAAGAAATATACTCATCATAGAAGTTTATAGCCTCTCCGTATGCAGTTTGATACCTTTCTCTACTTACTGACTCAGCTTCGCTTAAAGCGGCATCTAAATCGTTTATAGCAGCTAGTTCTAATTTGTTTTCAGCTTTTAGAATAGCGAAGACTTGGTTGTCTTCAGAGTATAACTTATTTAGTATGTTTTTAAATGCGTTCATATTATGACCAGTCTCTAAATTCTCTTTCGTTTGCTTCGTATTGTTTGTCTGCTTCTTTCATTTCTTGAATAACCCTATAGTGCTCGTCATAGTCATCATATACTTCATTAGGAGCTAAACCTAACTCTTCTGCTTTTTGAGCTATTTCTACTAATAATTGTTCATCTCTTTCTAAGTCTGCATATCTAATAACTGAGCTTCCGTTATGAGTATACTCATCATTTAAAGTCATAAAAGCCTGTCTATACTCTTCAAACTTTTCATCGTGCCACTCGTAAGCTAAATAACTAAGCGTACTAATTTCGTCTTCTAAATTCATAAAATCGTAATTAAACTCATCTATAAGACCTAAGTCTACTTTTTTAGAAAGTTCTCTTTTTTTGTTTTCTTTTAGTAAGTTAAATACTTTTTGTTTTGTGTTCATATTTTATTTAAAATTTACTTTCTGCATTTTTTAATGAATCTACTGACGGAGTTATTGCACTATAAAAAGTGTCTTCTATAGCTTTAATTCTAGTAAAATCTACTTTAGCATATTCCGATAATTCAGCAGCTCTAGGAATATCATTTATTTCAAGACCTAATTCATTAGCATTTCTTAAAACTTCATCTAATACTGCTTGAGTTTCGTCTGATTGTTCATAACCTTTTTGTAATGTATCATTAGCTAAATCTGCTAAATCTGATAATCTTGAAGCTAAACTATCAATATCGTTTCCTATATTCTCCATTTGTTTAACTACGTCTTCAGCTTCACTTTGTCTGTTAACTGAATCGTTAATAGCATTATCAATATCGTCTATTAAAGCTAACTCAACTTTTTTAGAAAGCTCAGTTTTGTTTTGAAATAACTTATCTAGGACTACTTGTTTAATTTTAATTCCCATATTTGTTTTTTATATATCCACAAATTTTAGGAGCTGCTTCTGCTCCATATTTTTTAGTTTGATCTGCTATACACTCGTCCCACGGATAGTCTTCTAAGTTAACCTCAGTTTCGATTTGTCTTAAAATTAAAGGAAAGTTCAAATTGTCTTTATACAATTTCTCAGTAATCTTGTTTAGCATACTCATACCTATTTAACAACAATAAAATTTATTTTGCATTTTTAAGTTATACGAGTAATAACTCCAATACCTTGAGCCCATAAACTACCGTCACAGCATTCCCTAGAATAAGTGTTTTCTCCTTCACAATAACAAGCCCTAGAACTACTATTAGGACTAGCAGGATTCCAACGCTCCCTATAAGGCATAGCCTGGCTGCGTCTATTCATTTTATTAGTTCTTTTTCTTACTGGCATAGTTTGCGTTTTTAATTAGAAGCTCTTTTAATTTAAGCAAATTAATACCTGCTTTTATTTCTGAGCTAAGATTATCTTTAATTTTTTCATTAGGTCTTTCCTCTTTGTCTAAGAAAAACCCTTCTATACTAAAACCTTTTACGTCTCCACTTTTTACAAAGTCATTCCAGATTTCCTCGTTGTTTACTTTTACAGCACCCATCCAAGTTCCTACAGGAACGTCCATACCATACAAAGCAGTTTTATCTTTTTCTTTGTCTTCTACTATCCAGGACTCTACAAGTGTTAATCCTTCTATATCAAATTTGTGTTCTAGTGTAGCGTTGTTTTGTTTTCCGTTCATTAAGAATAACTCACTAGCTTTTTTAACAGTTTCTTTAGAGAAGTAGATATAGTATTCTTCTTTTCCCTCTTTTCTATAAATAGTTTTATTAGGAATTAATAAAGCACCCATTAAGATTTTTTTCTCATCGTCTATAGATTTTAGCTTTACTTCTTTTTGGTCTTTTAATGCTACGAAGTTTTCTTCTATAGCAGGACTTTCTACAATACTGATTGCGTCAATACCTCCGAACTCGTCCTCTTCGTCTATAATTAGTTCTACTATCTTCATATATATATAACGTATTAATTATTAATTTTGTTTTTATCCTATCGTTGCTCCTTGTACTATATTTCTGTCAAGGCTTTGAGCAGTTGTAACTTCAGTACTTACAACGTATGCTTTTATAGGTTCTTGGTTTGCTCCTGCTATAGTTTCTGCTAATTGACTAGTTTCGTTTTGTCCTACAATATTAAATGCAGGTGCACTTTGAACTGGAGCTTGAATTGTTGGTGAACCTTTGTCTGTTCCACCTGCCGCAGTAGCTACTTTTTTAGTAGAACTGACCGCAGATTTAATAGCCATTATAATTCCTGCAGCTTGTCCTGCATAAGCAAGTAATGGTAAAATGTTTTGAGGAAATCCTAGTTTAGCAGTTTCTGCAGTACCTGCGGCTATAGAACTACCTGACTTCGCAGCATCTAAATTAGCTTCGGCTACAGTTATACTAGCTTTGTTTTGTAGTGCTCCTATATCAATTAAAAACTCTTGTAGAGCTATAGCTTGTTTAGCAAGTAATAACGCTTTACTTAGTTTAGACTCCTCTCCTCCTAGTTGAATTAAATTATCTAAAGTGTCAGATTTAAATTTTCTTTTCTTTTCTTCTAAGTCTAATTCAGCATCTAATACTTTTTGTGCATCGTCAATTCTTGTTTGTTGTAGTTTTTTAAACTCTTCGTTTTCTTGATCTTTTACAGCCTGGTCTTGTTCGTCAAATTCTAATTGTTGATCTGCTAACTTTTGTCTTTTAGCTTCGTTTAATGCTAGTTCAGTATCCGCATCTAGCTTACCTGCCATTATCAACTCGAACT